CAGAGGGAGTTGATACTAGATCAGTAATTTCTAAAATTACATTTACATCAGAGATAGATACGATGAGTGCTTTGAGAAAAGGAAAATATTCTTCAACCATGATATTTTTCAATATATCTACTGGACAGTATGAAGAATATCAGTACAAAATTACTGATAGTTATGATAATATGGCACATCTTGGTAATCAAACTAAAGTGTCTGAATTAAAAGTAGGAGAGCAGCAATTAGTAGAAACACCATCAAGATTGATGACAATGATATTAGATCATGAGACTTGGTTCAATGAGCCAGGTGTTGCATCACCATACGAAAATGCATCAAATCCAAGTGTCTTTGCTGATTGGCATAAACATTTTGCTGCACAGTCAGTTGCAAGAAAAGAGTTACTTAATAATCAACAGTGTACTGTAGAGATTCCTGGCAATAATGAAATATGTGCAGGAGACAAAGTTGAAATAAGAGTACAAAGAAAAGCACCAGATAAAGTAAGAGAAGAGGAACCATGGGATTTAGAGTCTAGTGGTGTCTATCTAGTCAAAGATGTTGAACATAGGTTTAATTTTGCTGACGGAACTAGCGGAAAAGTCGTAACTACGCTACAATTGTTTAGAGACTCCTTTGGTGTCAAAGACACAGATACCAAGAGAGGGGAATAAATAAAAGAGTACGGAGGTAATTACTCATGAAAAGCATAGAAGACCACATTCAACACGACAAGGAGATTCTTGCCGATCCCACTACTTCTGAACCAATGAAAAGGCATGTATTGGAAGAGTTACATGAACTAGAAGTTTATGCCGATCATCATCATGACGAGATAGAGGCAGGAGATCATCACGATCCTAATGCACTTGAACTCTTTTGTGAGATGCACCCTGACGAACCAGAGTGTTTAGTTTACGATGACTAATGACTGATTCATTCTCACGCATAGTACCTTCACATAGAATCGGTAACGACGGGTTCAATTGGTGGATTGGACAAGTTGAAGGTACTGCTGCGGATGAAAAAAATAATAAAGGTGGACTGCGTTTTAAAGTAGCAATTGTAGGAGAACATCCTGCAGATAAAGAGATACTTGATACCAGTCAATTGCCATGGGCAAATGTGATGATGCCAGTCACACACCCATTTACACCTGGTGCAATTGGTGGAGCACACCCTCAATTGGTAGACGGTTGTTGGGTTATGGGTTTCTATCTAGACAATGATAAGAACAAACCTATAATCATTGGTTCAATTGGTCAAACACCAGGTGCAACAACTGTCATCAAAGATTGTGATCCAAACAATAGGAAAAGATTTGAAACTTGTATAAAATCAGATGGTGTAACTGCACCAATAGTTGAGTCAGATGGACAGGAAGGCACTAAAACTGATGAAGATGGAAATAAGGTAGCAACTCAAGTTGTTATATCAGATGGAACTACAGATAAGTTTGACGTACCAAGAGTAGATGTAGGAACCAGAAAAAAAGAGGACGTTGTAAGAGAAGAGTTTTGTATCCAACCAGCAAGTGAAGGTGAGGATTGTGATGATGTAAAGAAATCCCTAACATACATTATGGGCAATTTCTTGAAAGATGTACAAAAAAGTAATGGTAACATAGGAACATATTACACTAGTAAAATTACAGGAAGTGTAAATGATACTGTCAATGTAGGAAGAAGATATGTACACAAAGTAATTGCTGTCATTCAAAAGTTGATGGGAAGAATAAAAGGATACATAACATCACTTTTACAAAAAGCAGTAGACAAGTTAGTTAAAGCACTATTACGTCCTGATAAAAAAGGAAATGCCTTAACAGGTGTAACAGAATTCTTTAATAAGAAAATTAAAGATCTAGGTTGTAAGATGGCAGACCTAGGAGATAGATTAGCAGCATGGTTAACTAATTTACTAATGAGTTATATCAATCAGATCTATCGTGCTGCCATATGTCAAGTTGACGAGTTAGTAAACGGAATTCTATCTAAAATAATTCAGTTAATGAATGAATTACTTAATTCTATTTTAGGTCCTCTACAAGATATTCTGGGTGCTATTGCTGCACCACTAAACATGATTGGTAATGCAATCAACTACATCTTAAATCTTCTTGGCATATCTTGCGACGGTCCTGAGACTGATTGTGCAGATGATAAGATATGCACAACTGGAGAGAAGGGAGATGATGATGAAGGAGACTTCTTGGATAAATTGCTGGAAAGACTTGATAGTTTTCTTGGTGCAGATACCCCTTCTGATTACACACAATATGTTTGTGATGAAGCATACACAGGTGCACCATTAGCAACAACTACTGTAGGATTTACAGGTGGAGTTCCTTTACCTGGCACTGGAACTAGTGCACAAAAAATTGTTTATACTATTGATGACGTACAAGTAACAGAGGGTGAAACAGCAGTATTCACTGTAGTTAGAGATGGATCCACCGATATTGCATCATCTATTGAGTTTAAAATATTAAATGGTCAAGGAACTGCTACTGTAGAAAAAGATTTTCTTAATGTAGATGGTATTTTAGGATTCTCACCTAATGAAAGAGCAAAAACCATAGAAGTTCAAACTTTAGTTGATTTTGAGAGAGACAATAACGAAACTTTCTTTATCAGAATAAGAAACAATTCTCCAGAGGGAAGTATACCAATTAAATTTAAGAGGGACATTGGTAAATGTACTATCGTAGAGAAAGATATTAAAGAACCATACGATCCTTACAAACCAGAACCAATAAATCCATTTGATCCTATACCAGATGTACCAGATGTTGCTGACGATGAAGAAGATGAAACAACTGATGATACTGGTGTTGTGATACCTACATTTAATGTGATTGCAAATAGATCAACAGTTCCAGAAGGAGAATTTATAATTTATACAGTTACAACAACCAATGTTGAGAGTGGAAGTATACTTTATTATACTCTAAGTGGTGTCGGCATCACAAATGATGATATTATTGGTAATAGATTGACAGGTGAATTTGTTATTGATAACAATAGTGCGAAAATTACAGTTGGAATTGCTGATGATAGCACAGTAGAGGATGTGGAAACTTTGACTTTTAGTATTAATGGAACAAGTGCATCAGTAGATGTTCTTATTACTGTGCCTGATGCAACCATTGAGGATGGTGGTGTTGGTGATACAACAGAAACAGTTTTTGAAGATTTTAAAGTTCCAACCGTAATAAGTGAAAAAATTATTACTGATGAGAATGGTGGTATTATAGAGATACCTGTTGATAATCCTGGTGATGCATGGGCAGAAGCACCTTATGTCTTTATTGGTGGTAATGGAACTGGTGCGACAGGAGTTGGTTTGTTAGATGGAGATGGATTCCTCACAGAAATAAGAATACACTCAGCAGGATTTGGGTACAAAAAGAATCTTGCAAGAGATAGAAATGTAAGATGTATCATAGATTCATTTACTATACTTAAAACAGGAAGTGGATACACATCACCTCCAGATTTGTATATAAATGGACAATTAGGAGTTGCAGAAGCAATTATTGATATTGATACTGGATTTGTTATTGGTGCTCGTGTATTAAATAGACAAATTACCTTTGAAGAGTTTCCTTCAATTAATATTGTAGGTGGAGGTGGTTATGGTGCTAGAATGTTACCATCACTAGCATGTCTAGATACTGATGCTCTTACTACAGTTGGTGCTACTAAGATTGGCACTGGTCGTTATGTTGATTGCCCATAAATGTCACACGCTAAACCCGCTACAACCTATCCTGATAGTGTCTTTAAACAGACGACTCCTGATGAAACACAGGATACTAAAGATACTGTAAGATTAACCACTATAGTAAAAGATGTAAGAACCAGATCAGAAATATACACAAGAGTTTTTCCTGATCAGACTACTGCTGCTCTTTGTATTGACGGTCCTGTAACAGGATCTTCTAGTGGACATATTGCTCTTGATAGTATTGGTAGAATTAAATTTATAACTGGTGATAGAACTGATAACTCTCCAGCATCAGGTCAATTACAAATGAAAACATTTGGTCAAGTGCAACAGCACATGGAATCAAGTTATATTGAATACAATGCTGGACAGGATGATAAAGAAATGGCTCTGAATGTCATGGCATATGGAAAAATTTGTGAAGAGTGTGTAGGACATCAAAGAACTATAAAAGGAGAAAAGATTGTTATTTGTGCTAATGATTTGTTGGTTCTTAAAGGACAGAATGTAAGAATACAGGCAACAGGAGAAATTCAACTTGCTGGAGGTCAAATGACCAAAGTTACAGTTAATGATAAATCAATTATTTTAGGTCAGAAAATGACTTTTGGTGCTGGTGAAGAAACATCTATGCAATTTGATCCTCGTGCAAACATTAGTGTAGTATCAACAGGTCATGTAAATCACAGGATATTGGGAGATTATAATCTTGAAACTGGTGGAGTGATGCACATGAAAGGTGCTGGTGGTACGTTTGCTGCACCATTAATAACGGATAATCGTCAGTTTGGACTAAGAATGAACACTTTAACAAAATCATTATATGGTGGTAATGTTAGTGCACAAGTCAATGCTCCAATAGTTAAGGTTGGTGGTGAGACAACACCTGGTATAGTAAAAGTAAATGCTACTGACTATAGTTTAGATACGTCAGGAAAAGCAGATATGACTATTAAAGGAACATCAACTTATGATGTTACTGGAAAGATGGATATAAAAGGTACTGATATTGAAATCAAGGGTGCAAAGACAGTGGTAGAGGGAACTGGCAGTTTAGATCTTAAGAGCACTGGTAACGTCAAGATTTCTGGAGCATTAATTTATCTTAACTAGATTAGTTTTCCTTATATGTCTCATAAGATA